TCAAATCGCTTACGCCCCATTCCATGAATTGAGGTATTTGACCCAGTATGGTGGTACGGGCATAAGGGGATAACAGGGGCATCACTTCGTCTACCACCTCTTCTAATGTGATGCAAGTGCGCTTCTGTTCCCTCAGAGCCGAGATGCCTACATAATGAGCATCCCAGTTCAGCAATTTTTCTGTACTTTTCTTTTTCACTTTTAGTTGCCATTCATAACCTCAAAAGCACCTTGCCATACCTGCCAAGCATCTTGCATTGGGTAGTACCAGTAGTCACCGTTGGGTCGTTTAGAGAAATTATGGAAATCTTCTTTCCAATTGTCGGTAATCCATTGCTGAAACAGCTTTTCATCAATTTGCATTGGCATTGTCTACGCTGCGTTGTTCTAGTTTTTCTGCTGATTCAGCAATATCGACTGCAATTTCCATAATAAGCACTTTGTCGTTTTGGGCAAGTGCAATTTCGTACATCTTTACAAGTGATTTAAGTATAAGCAATTCTTCAGCTAGGTTAATCATCGTGTCATCTTTTCTAGGTTGCGGTTGCTGGCTTGTTCGGTGCGCCATGCGTCAAAGCGCATTGTAGCGGCTGTGATCTGCCATTTTAGGGTTTCTGCGTTTTCGGTGGCTTTACCTATAGCTACGCATAAGTCTTGGTACTCTTGGCTTGAATAGGCTTCACGCTCCTGACCGCCAAGGCTTTGTTCACTAGACTTCTTCATCATAATGGCTTTTAGGCTTGACTTGTAAACCTCTAGCTGGGCTAATTGCCCTTTAGCTTCAGCGTACTTTGGTGCGTTTGTGTATATGTAATTAATTGCTTCGTGTGGATCATATTCTGTCATTTAATCTTCCTTTAAGGATGTTCCAGGCTGTTGCTGCACAAAGTGGTACTTGTCCGTTTCCAATGGCTTTAAGTCTGTCCACCCCAGCGGCCACCCCATCAGCCATTCGACCCACATCGGGTTCAGTTTGCCACCAGCGTGAGTTGCCAAAGTAGGCGTTTTCCGAGTAAATTCCGCTGGATATGCTCCTTCCTTGCTGTTGTGGCAAGTTGGAGTTGGGAATATTGTTCTTCCGACTATTGTTTCTAAGTTTGGATTCCGTTTTTCGTTCCAAGCTGATTCTTGCGTTATTGTTGCTGCCATTGCTGAACAACTCCTTGGCGTTGGCCATTTTTGATTGTCCCTGACTGCTTGATTGATTGTGTATTGAGCCGTGTGTCCTGATTTGCGTTTCGGAGTCCAATTTGGCTGAGTTCCCCTCTGACCACAATTCGCATCGGGAGTCGGCCATTGTTCCATTCTTTTCTTTAAGGCTTTGCGGCTGTTGCTCCCCCCGTCTAATCCTGTCGTGTTCGGAGTGTGAAAAAAATTCTCGTTGTTTGGCACATATCCAAATTCGTTCTCTGATATGGTTTGCTCCAACATCGGCTGCTGAAAGCACTCCCCATTCCGCATCAAACCCCATTTTGGCCAAGTCTGCAAGGACTCGTTCAAGTCCTCTAGTAGTGAGCATTGGACTGTTCTCAATGAATGCGTATTGGGGTCGTACCTCGCCAATAATCCTTGCCATCTGCCCCCACATTCCTGACCGTTCTCCGTCAATTCCTGCGCCTTTTCCTGCTGAACTAATGTCTTGGCATGGAAACCCGCCCGATACGACATCAACAATTCCTCGCCAAGGCTTTCCGTCAAAGGTTTGAACATCATCCCAAATCGGGAAAGGCGGGAGAAGTCCGTCATTTTGTCTTGCGGCAAGTACGCAAGCTGGGTAGGCTTCCCACTCGACAGCGCAGACGGTTCGCCATCCAAGTAAGTGTCCCCCAAGTATTCCACCACCAGCGCCTGCGAAAAGAGCCAACTCATTCATTTTCCTAACTTTCTTTTGATTTCTTTTTTCATTTCATCTTCAACATCGGGATACTGGGCAAGCAATCTAACGACTTCATCCCACCCCCTGCGTTTAGCAACACCGATATACCATGACGAAAGGTAATCAAGCCTGTTCTTCCAATTGCTTGATTTTTTGGCTAATTCTTGCTCGCCATTGCTGCCAACCTTCCCCTGCATACGCCTGTACTCCTATTTCTTGGGCTTTTTTTATCGTTAGTTCTTCGCTGGAATACCAAGGCAATTCAGGTTTCTTGACCTTTTTGACTTCCATATCCAGTTCATCTTCCCAGCGGCCCTGATTTAACCAAGTGGCAGGATGGGGGATAAAGTCTTTTTCGGTCTGCTTTAGTTTCCAGTATTCCAAGTGTGTAGGCAGGGCTAGAAACGCATCTTCTTGCTCTTGACGGGTTAGCCTGTCCCATGACTTTTCAGCAGCCCTACGCCCTTGTTTGCGAGGATATAGCGCATAAAAATCAGCAAAGTTCATTTCTCACTCGCTTTCTTTAGTATTGCTCTAGCAAAATCAATCAAATCAACCTCAACTCCAAATTCATAATTCCACTCGCTTAATATTTCCTCATCTGTTAGTGTCTTTGTTGTTGCTGCCTTGTAGCCTTTATCAAATCCAATAGCCTCAGCAACTCCTAAGTCGTGTTCGCTTGGATGTGGGTATAGCGGGATGTTAATTGGCATATTTGTATTTTTGTCCCAATTAAGCCAACCCTCTTTTTCATCCCTGTTTATCCACGCTACTGGTTCATTATTCATTTGATCACCTTACTTTTATATCTTGGTATATTGATCCGCTCAAAACAAGCGGTGCATTTCCAGCGTGTTACCTTGCTTGTTTTAATCATCTTGCCGTAATCTGCTGGGCGCATAACCTGACAGCTAGTGCAGTAGCGTTTTTCAGTCATGGTTCACCCAAAAATATAAGATTCCAGCAAATACCATCAGGGTCGCAAATATGGCAAATACCCCGATAGCAAAGACAATCATTATCGTTTCGATCATTGCAGCACCCGTACGCTTGGTGGGCTTGGGGGTGTCATTGGTACGGTGTATTGGGGAATACCAATAGCTGACCCTTGTGGTGTTACGATTTGGTTGGGGTAAACCGTCAATGGTTGCCCAACGGTGTTGCCTTGCGGGGTTAATACATTGACCGTATTACCGTTTTGTTGGATGTAGCCAGTAACCTGACCCTGTGGGTTTGTAATTACATAAGTTTGGGCATGGGCAGGAACGCCATAAGCAAACATCGCACCAATAATTGCACCTAATATGCAAGCACCTAATAAATCTTTCATCGTTCTCTCCTATTTCACTCGTTATTGAGTAACACCAGTTTATTAAGTTACCTTAACTGTTGCAAGCACTAATTACTAAGTATTTACCCTTAATGTTGTTTTTTCCCAATATTTAGGTAAAACGCCAACATTGTAGGCAAGTCCAAACACCTCAGTCATTTCTACAGGTCTAGCTTGCAGGAAGGCTAGGTGGTCATTTACCGCTATCGCTATTTCGGGCGGTGGTGGTTCATCTACCCAAACCCATTTGCCAGCTTGTTTTTTAAGCATCATTTCTCCATAGAACGACCAACCACCAGCGTGGGTTTTAAACAAGTGATGTATGCCGTTGCAAGGCTGTCCAAGTCGGCTTGTACCGATTACTTGGGGGTATCGCAGGTGTCGACCCTCGCTTCTGTTCATTCTCCAACAGACCTCTACCCCATCTAGCTTTCTTATCTACACTCGCTTTTCGTGCAGTCAAGATTTATGCAAAGAAAAACCCCAATAGTCTTAGGTGGGGTATGTCCCTTGGCATGGGCAACTACAAACAATTCCTAGAAGCGGTTTCTCGCTAATTGTCTATAACTACACATACCCCGCCTAAAATTACTGGGGTTGTTACGCCTCTAGGTTTGTCTGAGATGCCAATCTCGACAGCACCAGTATACCATTATTCCAACTCAGGCCAAATTAATTTATAAGTTTCGGGAAAAAGGTCTTTTCTAGTAATCAAACCATGCGATTCCTTTTCCAGCGTTGCCGCCAAAAACATCAACTTATCTTGCGGAATGTTGCTATTTTGCCACATAGATACGGCAGCAACGGAAGTGCCTACCATCTTTGATATACGGGTTGGGCCACCTAAAAGTTTGATAATTGCGATTGGTTTCATACTTTAGTTATCTTAACTTATTTGTATCTTTTTTGCAAATATCTATTGACTTGTGGTTTAAGTTATCTTAATCTTTACATACCGCACTTGCGGTGACAACTACCGCAGTTGCGGTGAAATAGAAAGGTAAATTATGAGTGATTATGACCAGCAGTTAGCAGATCAAGCTCAAATGGAATTTGAGTTGGATGAAGTATTCAAAGACTTGGAAGATGGTGTACTTCTTACCGAGCGTCAAATAAGCCTACTACGCCATTGCTGCGGCTTTCCTGTAAAACACAAACCCAACCAAGTTCTCAAAGCTGTATTCGATGACTTCGGTACAACCTTTGGAGCAAACAAATGATTATTACTGATACGCAAAAAGACTTTAAGATCGCCCCTGCTGGCAACCATATTGCCCGCCTTTACTCCATTATTGACCTAGGTCATCAAGCTACGGAATGGAAAGGCGAAACCAAGATCATGCACAAGGTTGTGTTTACTTGGGAGTTGCATGGCGATGATGATGCAGGTCTGCCACTTAAGACCGATGATGGCAAGCCATTAATCGTATCTAAACGCTATACGGTTAGCCTTGGCGATCAAGCACGGCTTCGTCAAGACCTTGAAGCATGGTCAGGTAAAAAGATGACTGTGGAAGATCGCAAGAACTTTGACCTTAAAGGTTTGCTGGGTAAGTTTTGCATGGTTAATATCACGCACTCGGAAGATGGCAAATACGCCAACATTAGCGGAATTAGCCCAGTACCGTCTGCCCTGCGTAGCGCACAACCTGAAGGCATCAACCCTACCAAAATGTTTTGGCTGCAAGAATTTAGTCAAGCTGAATACGATGCGCTACCTAAGTACTATAAGGAAAAGATTGCGGAAAGCAGCGAATGGCGGGGTCAGAAGTTGCGTGAAGCTGAAGCACCAAAGATTGTTGACGATGACTTATCTGATATTCCTTTTTAATTTAAAATGGGTATAATGGCATAAAGGAGTAAGCCATGAAAACTTGTTTTAAATGCAATACCGTTCAGCCATTAACTGAATTTTATAAACATCATGCGATGGCTGACGGGTTTTTAAATAAATGTAAAAGTTGCAGTAAAAAAGATGCATCCCAGCATCGCAACAACAACATTGAAAAGGTGCGAGAGTATGACCGAATCCGTGCAAGTACCCCTAACAGAAGAAAGGCGGCAACTGCAATTAGTAAGGCTTGGCGGCAAGAAGATAAAAGACGGATGCAATGCCACAATTCCGTTGCTAGAGCAATTAGATCAGGCGAACTTGTCCGTCAAAATTGTGAAAGATGCGGAAACGAGAACAGTCTTGCACACCATGAAGATTACGACAAACCCCTTATGGTCAATTGGCTATGTCAGCCTTGCCATAAACAACGACACAAGGAAATAAATAAATCATGAAAAAATTATTTGTAGGTCTTTGCTTTTCTTTAACAGCTACTTTGGTGTATGCAAATTGCACTACGCATACCCTTATGCAAGGTGGTCGTTTTGTAACTTGTACAACTTGCTGCTATGGTGGCAATTGCAACACTACCTGCTATTAAAGGGGCAATATGAAAGCATTTCCAAGTATTGACCCAGTTTATAAAAACGATATTGTTGAAATGAAAGTAAGTTTTGGCATGGGTTTGCGTGATTACTTTGCGGCTAAAGCTATGCAAGGAATGATGTCTGACCCTGACCATCAGCTAGGTGCTTGGGATAATTATGTAGATTGGCATAAAAACTTAACTAGTCAAGCGTATCAAATAGCTGACGCAATGATGAAAGCACGAAATGATAGTTAAAGAAAAGGCGGTAGAAAATGGTCATTGGTACACAAAAGACGGCACTCCAGCCTATACAACCATCGGCAAAACTGGGGAACGGCCGACAACGCTACGGGACGCAAGAAAACTTGGCCTTCTTCCAAGCGTATCTACAATCATTGGAATGCTCTCAAAAGCAGGCCTTGATACATGGAAGCAGCAGCAAGTCCTTTTAGCAGCTTTAACCCTGCCAAGACAGCCTGACGAACCTGAAGCCGATTGGTTGGCTAGGGTGATGCAGGATTCCAAAGCTACGGGCAGGGATGCTGCGGAACGGGGTACGGCTATTCATGCGGTCATTGAAGCGTATTTTGACCAAGTGTATATGCCTGAAAAGCCAGCGTACTTAGACGGTATTGATAAAGCCTTGCAGGATGCGTTTGGAAGCCAGCTATGGCTCTCAGAGAAGTCGTTTGGGCATCCGCTAGGGTTTGGTGGCAAATGCGACCTGATGGCTAAACCAGTCAATGGCAAGGGCGAAGGTTTTATTGTTGATTTCAAGACCAAAGAAACCGACCTTACCAAAATTGATGTTTTTTTCGAGCATGAGATGCAGCTTGCAGCTTACCGTGAGGGCCTAGGCGTTCCAACTGCTAGATGCGCCATAGTGTTTGTCAATGCGCTTACCAATCAGGTAAAACTCATTGAAATCGAGCAGGATCGGCTTCAAAAAGGCTGGGAGTGCTTTGAACACTTGCTGCGTGTTTACCAAATCAAGAACGGAATATAATGGTAGTTCCTTCACGGGAACGGGGGAAAGCAGATTCGCTTCGCATAACGGGCTGTGAGTACCCCAACTATTCTTAGGGCGTTAAGCCGCCACAGTAGGATGCAGTAATTGGGTAATTTTGCGGCTTTCTCGCCCATTGCTAGTAACTGCCAAATACTGCCCTGTTGTTTTTTTACAAATATTAGGGTAAACACCTACTAAATATACTTGACAATGTTAAGATAACTTAATATACTGGTATTACTCCATTGGGGAGTGAGATAGAAAGGAAACAAAATGTACGAAAAAGCACTCAAAGAATTTCGGGAACTTAAAACCCCAAACCGTGATGATTTAGACGGCACAATTGACCACCTTGTATTTCGTGCCCAGCACGAACTAGATTTAGAACATGAAGGTGAAAACGAATATATAAGTTTTGAATTGCCTAAAGGTGAGTACGCAAGACTTACACGATTTGTAAAAAAGTGGAGCGGAAAATAATGTCTAAGTTAAATAATTATGTAGTTTCCCTATATTGCGGTGACACATACCTTGATGTGTACGGCAGCGTTGATAAAGACGAACCCGATGTAGGCTATATTGGCGGCATTGACATTGAAGATGTTTGCATAGCCGATACCGAAACCAGCGTACTAGAGATGATTCACGGATTAGGCGGCTGGGCTAAGTTTGAGATTAGCGTTCAAGAAGCCTATGTTGCGAGGAATGACGGATGAAAGAGATTATCTTAGGTGCTTTGCTTGGAATAGCGTTCTCAATTTTTTTTTTCGTGGCTAACTATTTGATGGTTGGAAATGCAGTATAAGAAGTTTGACCAGCGGCTACATGATGCGTGTGATCCACCTGCTCGTAATGCGGTCGCTGGTTGGCTTAAAACGGTTCACCATGTCGATGCTTTACCCAACCCTGATAAGTACGCTGTAGACCTCGTTTTGAGCCGCTACGGGGAGCATATTGGATATGGGGAAGTAGAAGTACGGGATTGGGGTATGGATTTTTGCCCTTACGATACGATCCACATTGCCCAGCGTAAGGAAAAGCTGTTTACCAACCCCCGAACTACCATGTATGTGGTGACTAGAAACCTTACCCATGCTTACTGGATTAGGGCCAGCAAGATCAAAGACTGCCCGTTAGTTGAAGTACCCAATACCGCAGTTGCCAAAGATGAATACTTTTACGATGTACCTACAAATATGTGGAAGTTTGTAGATTTACGGGATGTGTTTTAGGCGTATGGTCTAGTACCAGTTTTATCAATAATCAAAGACTGTCTGCGAGGAGTACTGCCAGCAGTATTAGGCACACTAATATGTGTCCAACGGTCAAATTCTCGAATAATTTGGTCATATCCAATTCCCGATGCAATAACAGCCTTTACGACTTCATCGGGGGTCATGCTCGGTACTCGTATATCTGCGGCACAACCAATCCGATGCTGGCTAGTGTCCTTTGATCCTACCGCATCATTTACC